CGCTGTTCCAATCACCGCTGTTCCAATCACCGCTGTTGCAATCACCGCTGTTCCAATCACCGCTGTTGCGATTACCGCTGTTGCGATTACCGCTGTTGCAATCACCGCTGTTCCAATCACCGCTGTTGCGATTACCGCTGTTGCGATTACCGCTGTTGCGATTACCGCTGTTCCAATCACCGCTGTTCCAATCACCGCTGTTCCAATCACCGCTGTTGCAAAGACCAGTGCAGTCTTTTCCCATGTTCACCAGGTCAAGCACTTCATGCCAAGTCAATTCCTTGATAATATGAATCTTGTCTGTGCAAGATTTCTTTCCATCAGAATCAATTGCACCAAGTGCTTCAACTTCTGCAACTTTGTTCTTAGAATCAAAACTGTAATAATCAAAACAATCTGCTGCCTTTTCACAGAAGTGGAAACCCCTATCACAAACCATTGGTTTCACATCTTCTTCATAAACTTTACCAACTTCAAACTGAAATCCCCTGCATGTCCAATCAGGATTGAATACCTTAAAACCTTTCATCTTTTTCACCCTTCCTTTACTTTTATTCCTGTGTGTTCTTCAAACTTCTGCTTTGTGATGACATAAGTCCATTGACCTGACATCTTGATTGCAAAACCAAATGGAAGTTCCTTTTGCTGCAATCCCACCCTGATGAACTGTTCAGATGCACCCATCAATCTTGCAGCAGTTGCAACTGAAATTCTGTTGCTTTCCTGCATGTTCATCCACCTTCCTTTCTTGTATCTTCTTAAGATACATCAATCGCAAAAAAATATTTCATCTACTTCCTGGGAAGTCAAATTGTATCTAATTTTAATTGCTCTGATTTCAGACATTGTGAATTCAGCACCACCAGTCTGATTCAGCTTTGCAGAAAATCTTTGCTGACTGATACCAATTGCAGCAGCAAGGTCTTCGTTTCTATCACCAAACCACTTCATCTTGCTGACCAACTTATTCTTGTTCATCTTATCACCTTTCCTTTCTTATCCATCAATTGAAAAATCATTTGTAATTCTTCTATTATTGTTATATGACTTAATTATTCTGATTGTATATCCATCAGGGAATTCTTCTGTGGAAGTATTATCATAATCAACCAGTTCAAAATTAGGGTCTGTACTTCTCATTTTTTCACAAAACTTGTCTGCATTTTCTTCTGAATCAAAGAACAAAATCTGTTCAACTTGTGCAGCAATCACTTTCTTCATTTTCTACACCATCCCTTTCTGTATCTCTATAAGATACATATTAGATAAAAAAATTTCCATCTTCATCAAACATCATGCAAAGAAGTTCTTCTGCTACATCAACCACAATTGAATTCCCTGCAAATGTATATAAATCAGTTTGACTGAAATGATTTTGAATTGCATCAAATTCTGAATCCTTAAAACCCATCAGTCTGAAACTCTCTCTCTCTGTCAGATTGCGTAAATCTGTATTGTGAAAACTTGTCAACTTCTTTTTATAGTCCAGTACCTTAATAGGGGAAGGGTCTGCAATACTAATGATGTTTGAAACACCTGCCCTTTGTCCTTTAATTCCACGAACAGACAAAGTGTGTGCAATCCTTGGATTGATGAAGTCATTGTTTGCCCTTCCTTCCCATTTTGTTCCTTGCTGCTTTTCTTCCAGGTCAAGAACATAAGCAAACATTTTGTCTGATAGAAAATATCTTGAATCAACATCTGTTTCCAAATAGTCCATCATGCATTTTTCAAGCTGATATGGAACAGGAAACTGGAAAATACCAGTGTCAACATCTTTTCTTATACTAACAATGAAGACCCTTTCCCTGGACTGTGGAACACCAAAGTCAGATGCTTTCAAAACTTTCCAATAATTGTTATAACCTGCATCATCCAGTGTTTCCAATACAGTTTGAAATTCAGCTTTGAACTTGTTCCCAACTAAAGGTTTCACATTTTCTGCAATTGCAACTATTGGTTGTGTTGCTTTGATAATTCTTGCAGCATCAAAGAAAAGTCCTGACCTTGTTTTGTTTCCATCTTCATCAGTGAAACCTTTCTGTGTTCCTGCTCTTGAAATATCTTGGCAAGGGAATCCATAAGTTATGAAATCAACATGTCCAAGTTTTGTTTCATCTACTTGTGTGATGTCATGCAAATTCTTTTCTTCACTGATTCCATGAATCAAAGAATATGCTTTGGACTGTGATGTTCCTATTTCACAGTAGTTTGTGATTTCAAATGGAATCTGCAAGTTTCTCATTGCAGATTCAAATGCACCAACACCACTGAATAAACTAAGATGTTTTATCACTGCTTTCACCCCTTCCTAAAATTCTTCTTCAAATTCAACATTGCAGTCACCACAAATCACACTGACTTCTTTTGTTGCCCTGATGATAAGTCCACAACAAGGACATACATATTTTCTTGATGAAGAAGACTTGGATGCTTTGATTTTAGGAAGTTTACTTCTGTAAATTCCAAAACCTTTTTCATTCATCTTTTCAATGAATTCCTTTGCTTCATCATTCAGACTGGTCAATGTCCATCCATACTTAGGATGTTGGTCAATAATCAGACCATGTTCTTCTGCAACTTGTTTGAATTTCTTGTTGTGATATGTACCACCCCTTGAAGTGTCCTGGACTTCATTCTGTAAGTTCCAAAGATGAACCATTTCATGAAGAAGGGTTGCACAAACTTCTGTGAAAGGTCTTGCAAGATGTTCAGCACAAAGATTGATTTCATAATATCCAGGTGCATCATTCTGTTCTTCTTCATTTTCAGTCTTTTCTTTCCAGGCTTTCCATGTAGTACACCAACCATAAGCACCTTTTGTTGTATCAGGGGAAACTGCAATGACTGGTTTCTGAACCTGTCCATCATAAAATCTTTTATTGAACTGGTCAAAAAGGTCTTCCAGTTTTTGAATGATAACTTTCAAACTTTGTTCTGCCATATCTTTTGAACCGCCTTTCCTGTGTGTTTTTGTTTGATGTATCTTCTTAAGATACACTAAGTATAACTTGTATCTTTTTATTTGTCAATAGGTTTTTGAAAATTTTTAAGATATTTTTTCAAGAAAAATTGAAAAATTATCAAGAATATGCTATTATGAAGATACACATAATAAATAAGAAAGGATGTGCAATATTATGACAATGGGTGAATACATCAAAAAACTAAGACTGGAACATGAATGGTCACAGGAAGAACTTGGTCAGAAACTTGAACCCAAGGTCAACAGGGCAGCAGTCAACAAATGGGAAACAGGTCAAGTGGAAAACATCAAAAGGACACACATCAACCAAATGTCAAAGCTGTTTGGTGTGAATCCTTGTGAACTGATGTGTTTTGAATCCAAGGTGGATGAAGAACAGGTTTCCCAGGAAGTGAAGGTTCTTGAACAGGTTCAAAAATTATTTGGTAAGGATGCTGTGGAAGTCCTTAGATGTTTCAATGAATTGAATGACCTTGGAAGACAGAAAGCACTGGAAGACCTGGGTGATTTGATTCAGTTGACCAAATACACAGAAGATAGGAAAAAAGAATTGTTGAACGCATAGGAAACATCATTGTTGTGGACTTTGGTTCAGAAAATTCAAGATGAAATTCAAGATGTATTCAAGACAAAACCCTTGAAAATCAAGGGAAATTCAAGATTCAAGATGTTTTTGATTTCTTAATATATCAAAATCCATTCATCATCAAATTTTGATGATATTCTAAAAATTATCTATAATAATAAAAACCAGGACATCTTGAATTTTTAGAAGCAACAAAGTCCTGAAAACCCTTGTAAAATCAAGGTTTCCAAGAAATTCAACATCTTGGATTCAAGATAAAAAAGAAAACCCCCAACTGCTGCAACAGTCAGGGGTTCAGAAGCAACCAAATCAAGATGAAATGGTCACAGTCCAATCTATATTATACCATTTCATCCTTAAAAAAGAAAGGATGAACAGAATGAAACTACCAAATAAATATGGTTCAGTCTACAAACTGTCAGGGAAAAGAAGAAAACCATGGGCAGTCAGAAAGACTGTTGGATGGAAGCAGATTCCTGAAAAGATGAAATCATATCCCATCTATGAATTTGTTGGGTTCTATGCAACAAGGACAGAAGCACTTCAAGCACTTGCAGCATACAATGAAGACCCTTATGATTTGCACCTGGACACAATCACCTTTGCAGAAGTTTATGACAAATGGTCAGACATTCACTTTGAAAAAATCAAGGACACAAATGGATATAAAGCAGCATACAGAACATGCAAGGATATTTGGGATATGAAGTTTGTTGAAATCAAACTTGACCACCTACAAAGGGTTTGTGATGAATCAGGCAAAAACACACCAACATTGAAGACCCTGAAAAATATGTGGGGTTTGATGTATGATTATGCTGTGATTCATGAAATTGTGACCCCTGACAAAAGGGAAATGGTCAAATTTGTGGACATCAGCAAACCAGGAAACCCAAATGCATTGAACAGACAACCATTCACCAAAAAGGAAACCAAGCAACTGTGGGATGCACAACCTTCAAATCAATATATTTCAGTTGTCCTTATCCTAATATACACAGGACTTAGAATAGGTGAACTGTTGGAACTGAAAAAGGAAGATGTTCACCTGGAAGAAAGATGGTTCTTTGTCCAGGAATCAAAAACCAGTGCAGGCATCAGAGAAGTTCCAATTGCAGAAAAGATTGTTCCCTTCTTTGAATACTGGATGAAGAAGGACTGTGAAACCTTAATATGCACACCTGATGAAAAGCCTTTTGTATATAGAAACTATTATGATTCATACTGGATTCCATTGATGTTGCAATTGAACATGGGAAAATTTGTGATTGAAGAAGGGAAAAAAGAACCTGTCTATGATGGACACAGACCCCATGATACAAGACACACCTGTGTCAGCTTGCTGACAGAAGCAAAGGTGGATGAAAGAATCATTCAGAAGATAGTTGGTCACAAAGGTCAGAATGTCACACAGATTGTTTATACACATCTTGAACTACCTATCAAACTTGAAGCAATCAACAAGATTTGAAAGAAGGTGTCCTGATGAATAGAACCGATTACAAGAACCAGTTCAACAAAGACCATTATGAAAGAATCAATTTTTCTATACCAAAGGGAATGAAACAGGTCATCAAAGACCTTGCAGCAGACAAAGGAATGTCCATGAATAAATATTTTCTTCACTTGGTAATGAAAGACCAGGAAGGACTGTTTGACAATATGCAGATTGCAGAAAGGAACAGGGAAAAGATTTTGACTATAAAAGGGAACACCCATGATGGATATGATGTGTATTTGAAGGATGGAAGAATATTCCATTGTAGAACCAAATTAGACATCAGAAAACTTTTTTCACAGGGTCTTGCACAAGACACACAAAGTCTTGCACAAGACAGGTGATTCAGTGTTACTATCTTGTTACTAACTTGTTACTAACAGACAGATTTTCACCCAAATTCATAGACCTTGAAAATGAAGAAAAACCCCAAGAATCCTTGATTCCTGGGGTTTCTTTGTTCTGCTCGAATTATCTCTTTGATAGTTCCCAACCTTGATTTTTCAAGCATTTTTCACTTGTTTGTTACTAACCAGTTTCTAACTGATATAGCTGCACACTTATTCAACCAAAGTCAAGTCAGACTTTTTCACTGCTGCAATTACAAC